TCTGTTAACCGTAAGATTTCAAATGTTGCGTCAACAGGTTCATCAGCTAACTTAATTGAATCAAAAACTTATGAAAATCCTCAATTTTTGAGGATGAAGGATTTGATGGGTAAATTAGGTTAATAAAATAAATAAAAAACAAATAAAAAATGGGAGCATTATTAGAATCAGGTCTTGTTGGTAATATTGGGTTGAAACACCTAAAAGTTATCAAAGAAGATACTATTAACAAATGGAATAAATTAGGATTCCTTGAGGGCCTAAAAGGTCACTTAAAAGAAAATGTTGCGCAGTTATATGAAAACCAAGCATCATATCTTATAAATGAAGCAGCTAGTACATCTGATACTGGTGCGTTTGAAACAGTAGTGTTTCCAATTGTTAGGAGAGTATTCTCTAAATTATTGGCTAATGATATTGTATCTGTACAGGCGATGAATTTACCAATTGGTAAACTGTTCTTCTTTGTACCTCAAATTCAATCATACAATGGTACTGATCATCATCAGCCATATGGTGCGCCAGGTAATACAACTGGAACACCTACTAGTGGTTATAATGATGGAAGTAAAAATCTATATGATAGATTTTATGAGGGTAATGAGCCAGGTTTGAATCCAGAAGGTATTTATGATTATTCAAAAGGACAATATAGTGCAATTACTGCAACTGTTAAAACTGTTGTTTGGGATGGTTCAAATTTAACAGTTAGTGCTTATACTACTGGTGAATATAGAAAAGTTTTATTAGCTATGTCTGGATTTTCAAGTACTGGTGAAGGTAAATTAATTGGACCTGATGGTCATCCAGTAGATAATGAAAGTTTCTTAGCTAGTTTAACTGTTAACGCTAAATCTACTGGTAAATTCTCTGGTCTTACTACTAATCCATTATTATTTAGAGTAGTTACTCAAAAATATGGTAAAGGTATTGTTCAATATGGTTCTGATTTACCATTAACTTTCCCTAATGATAAAGTAGGTGGTGGAACATATAATGATTTATCAACACCAGAAGGTATTATTTATCTTGAGGTTGATTTACAAACACCAGCAACTGTTGGCGCAACTACATTAGATGGTTATAGTGGATTTACTGTTGCAACTGGTGCAACTGCTGATGATTTTGCGGCATCTTATAGAATTTACAAAAGTTTAGAATTTGAAGATAAAATTGGTGAAGTTTCTTTTGATTTACAATCAGTTACTGTTTCAGTTACAGAAAGAAAGTTAAGAGCGCAATGGTCACCAGAAATGGCACAAGACGTTGCTGCATTCCATAACATTGATGCTGAAGCAGAATTAACTGCTTTATTATCAGAGCAAATTGCGGCAGAAATTGATAGAGAAATTTTAAGAGACCTTAGAAAAGGTGCTGCTTGGAATTTACGTTGGGATTACAATGGTTGGAAGAGATTGGGTACAAATGCTATCCCTTACACACAGAAAGACTGGAATCAAACATTAATCACAACTATTAACCAAGTATCAGCACAAATCCACAAATCAACATTGAGAGGTGGTGCAAATTGGATTGTTGTTTCTTCTGAAGTAAGTGCTATATTTGATGATTTGGAGTACTTCCACGTATCAAATGCATCTCCTGACCAAGACCAATACAATATGGGTATTGAAAGAGTAGGTACGTTAGCTGGTCGTTACCAAGTTTACCGTGATCCTTACTTCCCTGCAAACACAGTTTTAATGGGTCATAAAGGAACATCTTTATTAGATACTGGTTATATCTACGCACCATATGTACCATTACAATTAACACCAACAATGTATAACCCATTCAATTTTACACCAATTAAAGGTATAATGACAAGATACGCTAAAAAGCTGGTTAACAACCGTTTCTACGGTAGAATTACAGTTGATGGTGTTAGAACATTTGATTTAAATGAGTTAAGATAATCAATTTTATATTGATATAATAGAAAGGGTTGCAAGGTTTTGCAACCCTTTTTTAATTTATTTCCCCATAGAGGTGAATATATTTTATATATTATACAAAAAAATATATAGTAAAATAAAAATTATCTAACAAGATATTTATTAATAAAAATTTTATGGAAAATAAGCCATCATTTTTTAATGAAGATTTAAGAGTTTGGTTTGGTGATAAGAAAAAACCAAAAGGTAGCAATCAACCCAAAGGTCCTTGGGTTAATATATGTAGAAAAGACTCAAATGGTAAACACCCCCCCTGTGGCAGAGAATCTGATGATAAGGGTGCATATCCTAAATGTAAGGCGGCAGGTGTTGCTAGTAAGATGAGTGATGCTGAAAAGAAATCATCTTGTGCAAAGAAAAGAGCAGCCGAAAAAAAGAATCCAAAATCTGGAACGGGCAATAAACCGACAATGGTTACAAAGGAAAGTTTATTAAGAATTATTAGGGAAATTTTAGATTAAGGGGGAATAAAGCATAAATAGGCAATGCTCTAAAAGGCTTCAACCTTAATTAAAAAGTTTTCTTTTAGATAATTTGACAACTCGTAAAAGGTATCAAATTTTGATTGCATTTTATCATCAAATTTGCTGATAATATCAATATGTGTTTGATGGTGATTAATAAAAAACTTGAAAAGTTCATATTCATAAATCATATGAATTTCTCTATCATATATAATGATAAAGATATTCTCATCTTCAAGATAAATTAATCTTTCTGGTGATTTTGATGAATAAGCAAGTTTGGCATCTGGATTGCCCAGCATTTTAAAGATAATATTTTTACACCTAACTTCATCCTCTGTTGGGTCAGTTAATGCCAAGATGTTTTCTTTAAATGAATTAATTAGGGGGGTCAACCAAGATTTAATGTTCATAGTTTTTTTATTACAAATATACTACAAGTTGAATTAAATAGCAAATTCTGTTTCATCCCAATCAGGATCCTCATTTAATATAATACCTTTAATATATCCAGGTTTAACCATTTTTTTTAATTGATTTTCAGTATATTTGGTTAATTTTGTGTAAGTTATGTTTATTCCATCATCAACTTTCAATCCTTTTGGTAATGATTGTAATTTGTAACAATGATTTAAATATAATGTACCATTAACTTTTAATCCTTCTGGTAATGATTCAAGTTTTTCACAGCCATATAAATCCAAAACACCCCCAACTTTCAATAGTTTTGGTAATGATTTTATATTTGAATGTTCTAAAGATAAATCGCCCCCAACTTCCAAGTCTTCTGGTAATGAAGTTATTTTTGAATAATCTAAATTCAAATTGCCACTAACTTTCAATCCTTCTGGTAATGAAGTTATTTTAAAATTTGATAAATCCAAATCATCATTAACAATTAAATCTTCTTTTGTTAATGGTGAACCATTTGTTATTTTCCATAAAAATGGAATTTTTGTACCATCTAACTTTTCAATAAAATTAAATATATTCTTTAGCGCTTCTTTTTCCATTATCTAATTATATTATTTATATATCCAGGATTAACCATTTGCCTTAATTCCTCAGTTGAATATTTTGTTAATGGTGTATTTTTAATAAACAAACGACCCCAAACTTTCAACCCTTTTGGTAATGATGTTATATTTGAATGTCCCAAATCCAAATCCTCCCCAACTTTTAATCCTTCTGGTAATGATTGTATATTTTTACAACCATATAAACTTAAAATATCCTCAACGTTCAATCCATCTGGTAATGATTCAATATCTGTTTCTGTTAAATCCAAATCCCCTTCAACAAATAACTCTTCATCTGTTAATGGTTCATTATTCATTAATTTCCACATAAATGGTTTATCCTTATTTTCTTCTTCTTCAAGGAATGTAAATATCTTTTTTAGTGTTTCTTTTTCCATTATCTTTCTATATTTCCAAGTATAAATCCTGGTTTAACCATTTTTCTTAATTCATTATCTGAAAATTTTGCTAACCCAGAGTCGTGAATGGCCAAATTACCATAAACCTCCAACCCTTTTGGTAATGAAGTTAAATTTTTGCAACGCATTAAATCTAACAATCTATTAACTTTTAATCCTTTTGGTAAAAATCCTATCTCTGAATCCTCCAAAGATAATATACCAACTTCCATTCCTTCTGGTAATGATTCCAAATATGGGGTGGTATTTAAATTTAATTCACCTTCAATTTTTAATCCTTTTGGTAATGATTGTATTTGTGTATATGATAAATCCAAATCTAATTTAACTTTTAATCCTTTTGGTAATTTTCTTATTTCTGTATAATTTAAAACTAAATGCCCTCCAACTTCCAATCCTTCTGGTAATGATTTAATATCTGAATTTTGTAAAAACAAATGACCTTCAACTTTCAATCCTTCTGGCAATTCTTCTATCTCTAAATCTGATAAATTCAAATCACCTTTAACATGTAAATCATCTTCTGTGAATGGAAAACCATTTGACCATTTCCACCTAAGTGGCGTATTCCTATTATCCTTCTTTTCAAGGAAATTAAATATCTTCTTTAATGTTTCTTTTTCCATTATCTATATATATATCTATTTAAAAAACTAGGCTCAACCATTTTTATTAATTCATCATCTGAAAATTTTGCTAATGGTGTTCCACCAATAAACAAATTTTGCCCAACTTTCAATCCTTTTGGTAATGATGCTATTTCAGAGTAGGATAAATCCAAATCAACCCCAACTTCTAATCCTTCTGGCATAGAAGTTATTCTTGTGTTTGATAAATCTAAATGTCTCCCAACTTTCAATCCTTTTGGTAATGATTTAATATCAGAAAATTGTAAATACAAGTCACCTTCAACATATAAATTATCTGGCAATGTTTCTATCCCTGAATCTGAAAAATCCAAATCACCTTTAATATGCAAATCATCTTCTGTTAATGGTTCACCACTTGACCATTTCCATAATAATGGTGCTCTTATTTCATCATTCTTTTCAAGAAATTTAAATATCTTCTTTAATGTTTCTTTTTCCATTATCTATCCTTTCTTCCACTTTCCACCCAATTTCTTATACCTTTTTGCTGCGGCACCATTACAATATGCGCTTGGACATACCTTATACCTAGACCTTGCCCAACTCAAACATTGACTCCATAACTTGGGATTTGTTGGTTTATTCTTTTTTTCCTTTGCTTCTGTTATGTTCTGGCTATCCCTGTTTTCAAATTCATTCATCATAAAATCAAAAACTTGATCCAAGTTTTCTTTTGCAACTGTCACGTGGTCATCAGCCCAATCATGCCCATTGTTCAATAATTCATTAATTTCATCAGGTTGAAATTCAAGCAATAATTCACATTGTCTTTTAATTTGTTTTAAGTTTCCAAAAAACATATAATTTTCTGTTGCTTGCTCATTTATTGCATTCTTAACAATTTTTTTAATTACTGGATGTATCATATCTTATTTTTTATTATAAATATCATTATTCTTTATTTTGATTATGGCTCTCATATTTTGATTTTAAGGGACTTTTTGTTTTAGCCTATTACTATGTCATCTTTATTAAAATCTGCTGTTGTGGTTAAATTGTATGTGGTTATATCCTAATTATTCTACCTATACGCCCAGGTTTAACCATTTCTCTTAATTCAGCATCTGAAAATTTGTCTAAACTATCTCCAACACTCACGGCTAAATATCCATTAACTTCCAAGCCTTTTGGTAATCTTTTTATTGGCGTATCCATTATTGATAACCAAAGGTCAATTACTAGCCCTTCTGGTAATGAAGTTATTTTTGTATTATGCAAATACAAAGAAGCGCCAATTTTAATATCATTTGGTATGTTTTTTATAATTGAATGCGATAACTCCAGAGAACCATCAACTTTTAACCCTTTTGGCAATTCTTCTATTTTTGAAAATCTAGTAATCATTCTACCTTTAACTTCCAAATTATCTGGTAATGATTTTAAAGTTGAATCTGTTAAATCCAAATCACCATCAACAATTAAATCTTCTTTTGTTAGGGGATCACCAAGTTTTAATTTCCAAATAAAGGTATCTCTATCTTTATGTTTTTTGTTTTCTTTCTTTTCAAGGAAATCAAATATATTTTTTATTGCTTCTTTTT